ACAAGTATATGCGTTTTTATTTATCATTGCAACCTCAAAGATTGCCTAAACGTGATTTATTATGCCAAACCAGCAAGACGCATGATTCTCTTAGATTCGAACACTTGTCCAAGTTCTGCTATAACTTTTTCAGCTAACTGTCCAGCACCCTCGCCGAATTCTTTTTCTACAGCAATCTTAACACCTTCTTCTCCTTTAGGAAACTGTCCGGTGTTTTCATCAAACATGCTGCGAATAAATTCAACTATTTCGCCGTTGCTCTTGCCTTCTGTAAAGAACTCATCAGCATCAAGACCAATCATGGCTGCTGCTTCACCAAGGGTCATATCCTTACCTGCAATGTTAATAACTGTTTCTTTTTTGGCGCCTGCTTTTTTAGCCTTTTCCATTGCTGCCTTAGCAAGATGTTTGGCTTGACTATGCCCACCGTGTTCTGCACCATCACCAGCAGGTTTCTTTTTCTTAGGAGGATCTGGATCAAATGGTGGATCATTTTCGTCGTAGTCTTTTTCTGATTCTGTCACAGCAAGCTCATGCATATAGGCTTCAAAATCATTGAGTTCTTGAAGTTCTGCTTCGATTTGTTTAACAGGGTCTAATTCTGATTGTAGTCCTATAATATCATTAGGCGTAACTTCTTTAACTGGACTGACATGTTCGCCTACAAGTTTATAGATATAAGGAAAAACATTTTTCAGTTCTTCATTAAAACTACGAACAGTTAATCTATCAACCCAATCGTTTATAATATCTTCTGGAATTTCAAACTTTTCTTGTTCAGTAAAACTTTCAGCAAATGACTCGTAATATCCACGACTTTGCAGGCTATGTATTTCTTTTTTAACTTCCTGTATACGCTCTAACACACGATTGTTGATAGGACCCATTGCTTCGCTAACCATTTCATTGCGGTCTACATAACCTTTGAACATGCGAAGTTTATTTAATTCTTCACTTAGTCCAATGATATGTTGTCCAATACTATCATAGCTTGTGCCACCGTGTGCTACATGCATGGCTAATGCTCTTGCACCGTTCAAATGCTTGTAAGGATAACGGAAACGTTCTCCGTTACTGCTTTCTACAAAGATGCTTTCAATATGCATTGAACGACCTGCTGGTGCATTATAGTTCACTGGTTTGCTATGCTTTACAATTAATTTTGCCTCGCCCATTTCTTGAAAACTGGTTCTCGAGGTTCCCCATAATTTACTTTCACTCATTGCGCCATCTCCGCGATTATTGGCTAGATATAGTTGTTGTCTTTGATCCAGATTCGACTTTGTAATATCACGAACATTATAGTCCATCATGTTACGACTAGCAAAATCACTTAGACTTTCTAAAAATCTAAACCATTGATGCTTCACTAAACTTGGTTGATTTGCTACTATATCTTGACTATACATGACTACTAACCCATCACTTTCGCCGTCTGGATTATCGTCTATACTAATATTAATATTACCTAAGTTTATATTATTTTTTACATAATTAAATTCGAAAAATCTGGCATCTTTAGGACGATCAGTAGGCTCTTCATCCTTATCTCGTAATTTTATACTTGGGAACTGTGTTCTAAGTTTACCAAAAAGTTCTACTGCCACATTTTCGAGGTTTTTTTCCATAACTATATTTATCAAAGGGTAGATGAAATGAATATTGGCATAGGAGGTTCGAAATCTTCCTCTTCAAACCCTTCATTTGTAGTGTAGGCATCAAATACCCTGTTGTCCCAATCGGCTAATACTTGACTCATACGCACTACTAATAAACAGGCTGCTACCAAGTCGTCTTGTTCTTCTAACTTACCTTTAAATGTTATTCCACTTGCTATAAAGTTTTTTAGTTCACTGATTAGGGGTTTACTATTGACTTTCATCTTGTTTGATTCTATCAAATACTTTAACCTGGCGCAAGCACTGATTTTAGTCTTGTGTGTTGTATTAAATCCTTTACGAAACTTACGAACATGTCCTTTACGAATAGGTTCGCTGACAAAAAGCCCAGGAAAACTTTCTTCTCCTAAATCTCGTATACAGATAAGACCTGCTTCACCTATATTATTATTTTCAATACTCCAATAGATATTATTAGCATTATCTTCTCCTATACACTCTAAAATATATTTTAAAATATCTCTCATTATTTTAACTTGTTGACTGATTGGAGTTAAATTGTGCTGCCATTCTCCGACTTGAGTAAAACTAGGTAGTTCAAATATTTCAATAGCAGCATTATTGCCGCCTGTTCCAAGACTTGGATCTAGTGCTACTGCATAGATAGAATCTTTGTTAGGTTTTTTATACCAACGTATCTGTCCTACATTAAAGATAGGAGCAGAGCCCTCCATACCAGCAAGATGGATACTGTTGATTAGTGTTTCATCATAGACTAAAAATTCGCAGTTATATTCACGACGAAATCTTTCCTCACCAATGCGACCTCGTTCTTCTGTTCCCATGCTTCATCTCTATCTGGGTGTTCATCCCAGTTACAAGTAAATGGATAAAAACCGTTCACTCCAACTTCTCGTTCGTTACCAAATTCGTCAAATTTTTTGTTTGCTTCTTTCCATATACTGGCAAAGGTATCCTCGTCACTATTAGGTGTGCTGGTTATTATGCACTTACCACCAGTCGCCAATGTAGGACTTATTGAAGTCCAAAACTCGGCCGCTATATTAGGTGGCACAAAGGCAAACTCATCACAATATAATAAAGAAATACTCATACCACGACCTGTGTTTTCAGTAGTGGTTGTGCTGACTATACGGCTATTGTTATCGAACTCTATACTGCCTTTATTATAGTTTGTTACACCGCATCGAATATGATCAGGACATAATTCATAAGCATATCTAATACGCTGCATGATTTCTTGAGAACCAGTGTATTTGTGTGCTGAAATCAATATGATTTGATCAGGATGAAACATAGCATACCACAACAAATATCCAGCGGCACAGGTAGTTTTACCCATTTGGCGAGGTAACAGATTTACGTTGAATCTATGATAATGATAAGCATCTAATAATCTTGTTTGATAATCATAAGGCTCGAATAACAATTTACCTTTTACTGGATGTTGTATATAAAAAAAGTTATCGCAAAAAAAATGATAACCGTTATCGGCACTACATTTTAACAAATCATTGACTTGCTCTTCTGTATATTTTACTTGCTTGTGTGCCTTTTTAATTAGCACACCATCTAAACTTTTTCCTGCCATAATATTATTTAAAGAAAAAAATAGGCTCTATGAGCCTATTTGAAAGTTTGATAACTTTATTTCATTGAACTATAAAGTTTTTCTAATGTTTCTCTAATCCTTGCTACAGCCATAGGGTTATCCCCGGGTTGTGTAGCTGCATAAGCCCCGTGTGGACGATGTAGATCGTCGCCTGCCATAGGCAGTGGCATGTGGGTTTCTTGTGGTTCGTTAGCATACTCGTCTACAGGTTGATCGTCACCGATTACCAGTGCTTTTTTAGCCATGTCCATACCTGGTTCTTCATGATCGTGATCTGGATGATCCATATTGCCTATCATCTTACCAAGGTCGTCTTCTCCACCGTGTTCACCTTCAATGTTCTTAAGAATATCAATAAGATCTCGTATACCTCCAGCACCACTACCACTCATGTTAACATTCATACTAACATTATCTGGTTGAGATGAGCTTTGAGGCATATCTGGACCGCATTCATTCGATAAAGAGTCTTCTCTTTTAATGTCTCCGGTCCCTTTTCCGTTAATTTTAATTTCTTGACCTTTTGGAGTATTTTGAACAGCTTGACCATATGCGTTACCTTCATTTGGTTCTTCACTCATAGGTCTATCTAATTCTCGCATACGATTATATAATTCTTGAAAATTCATTTTATTTCCTTATTTGCTGCTATATGATTTAAGGGCACTACGAGCAGGGCCAGGCTTGGCCATTTCATTTGCTTTTTCTCTGTGAGCCTTCTTAGCCAGTAGTTGATCGTTTACGCCTTTATACTGCTGAGGCTCATTATCTTTACGTGTCTTAGATAGTTCTTTTAAGAACTTAGCTACATATTTTTCACCTACCAAATCTTGATGATTTTCTTTGGGGTAATCACACTGCCCAATGAGTGCCTTCCCTGACTTTGTTTCTTGATTTTCTTCTACCTGTGCTGCTTCTTCTTCGCGCAGACTACGAACTCTGATATGACTTGCTGAGATTCCGGTATGCTCTGAAATATAACCGCTGAGAACTGTGCTGGTAGTAGGATATTTTAAATCGACATCAAAAACACTAACTTCTAAATTTTTTAAATCTACAAAGTCAGGAAGATTTTCTTGAATAGGCACTGTTTTACTTTTACTAAACTTCGAACATTCATATTTTTTAAGACAAGTTTCCACTACATCATCAAAGTTATCAGGCAAATCACCAGCAATCTTTAGTTTAAAACTATAGATTTTTTCTTCTTGACTTTCCATTAAGTATTCTTTAAAAGATTTCATACCTTGATCCTATTATATTATTTATTTTAAATTCTTAAGTTTTTCAATTAGGCTATTTCGATCACTAACAATCATACCTGTTCCACTAACATCTATACTATCGTTGGTAGTTTCTTTGTCTAATTTTTCTTTCTTTATCTGCAATTCAATCATTTTAAGTTTTTTATCTATCTTAGCAGCTTTGGCATCTATAGCATTTTTTAACATTGTGCTAGCTACTTCAAATACCCGCCCGCTATAACGTGCTTCTACATTCATTCCTAGGTCCATTAAATCATCAAACGCATCTGTAGCACGTTGAGCAAGACTATCAAATTCCCCGTCGCTCATATCTCCAAGACCTTTAACTTGTGGTAGTGCAGCACTAATTTTATCAAACTCTCCTATGTCTCTAAGTAAAGGTTGATTAGCTTGTTTAATTTCTTCTCGCTCGGCTTTTTTAATAGTTTTTTTAGTTTCAGGTAAATTAAGTATTTCTTCGAGTTTTTTCATACAAATACTTATCTATTGGTAAACAAATCATTTTCGGTTAAGATTCGAAATTTTATTCCTTGTTTACCGCACCATTCATAAGCCGCACGCCATTTGTATTGATTTTTAGCATACTGAATCTGATTATGTTTACTACGTCCTACATTTTCTTTCAATGTTTGACTAGCAGGTTTAACTTCTATAAGCTCGGTATTAATTTTGTTATTTTTGTCTGTGTATTGTATAAAAAAATCCGGAACATAGATTGTTTGTCGTCCAGTAAAGGGATCTTTATAGGGAATTTTAATTGCTTCACTAGCCCATTTCATAATATTAGGATTTGAATCGCAAAACCGCATAAAACTCCATTCCCAACTACTTCTATATGTAGGTTGATGATTACCTACATATTTTTCTGGATTCATTAGAGAATATTTGCCCTGAGCATAATTTCGTTTCATTGAGCAATATTTCTACTTTCATAGTTTTCATCGATTATTGGATCTTTAAAACCAATGCTACTTGTTTTTTCACGATAGGCATTAAGAATTTCCGAAACTACTCCGCTTAATTGTAAATCAGTTAGACCTTTTAAAGTTTCTAATATTTTAAAAACATTTATATTTTCTAATCTACTTTGTGTAAGTAAAACTATTGCAACACTTTTTGCCGCCAGTTCATCAAAGTCTCGTTTTAAAAAAAATCCGACAACAGCATCAATCTGTTCTGCCGGAAATGTAATTTCGTGTAAAAAATATCTATCGAAAAACTTTCTAACTTTTTCAGAACTATCTTTTCCTTTAATTATTGGTAAATTTTGTTTATCTATCATATGCCACCTGGGGTATTGTTTCCTTGATAGGGTGTAGCTCGTGTTTCATTATTAGTTGTAGAAGGTATTTGAAATATAGAATTTCCTATACTTCCTGGTCCTGCACGAGCAGCAGTTTGCAATCCTTTTACTGCTATATTTTGTAATTCATTTGAAATACCAGATTTTGTAAGACTTTTAGCATTTTGATATGTGTTTATAGTCTGTATAGCAGTAGTTATTAAATTAGCAGGACTTTCAAATGCCTTGCCACTTGCTACATTACCAAACACTGTTTCCATTCCTGCTAAAACGCCGCCTGTTCCGAATAAGCTTTCTGTGCCTCCACCTGCGACAGATAATGGGCTAGGCACATGATCATAATGATCTTGAGCGAAACCTGGAGGATTACCTTTGCTTACACTGCCATAATCATAGGTCACAGCCTCATAAGCTACTGTCATAGAGTTTTGGCTCGGTCCCGTATCTGCATAATTCATAGTGTCATGATTGAAAGCTGTAACAACAGGATTTATTAGTTTCGCCATACTCCAATATTTTCTAGCCATCAAATAAATGGAAATAGAACTAAAGAACGGTACCGTACTACCATTATCAAACCCATAAGGGCTTTTAATCGAACTAGCTCCTAGCATAGCAGTTCTATTGTAGTTTCCACTTACTTTTGCTGCTTCGTTATCAGCAAAATAATAGCTGTAATAATTTTCCCAAAACATTCTTACTACATTGAAGTTATCTTCATGAAATATTATATTAACAGGTTGATAATCTAACTTAACATGAACTACTTTTCTTCTATTATACTGATTCAAAGTTTCGGTTTGTATTGAAAATTTAGGTAAATCCGCAGACTTTACTAACATATTAAATTCTTGTTGATGCCGATAGTTAAAATTCATGCTCTTTAATGCTTGCGGATTTATTACAAAACTAACATGATATTGAAACTTTAACTTTGGGGCTAATCTAATATCATCGTCATCAAATAATCGTGCAGCATGTCTAAAATCAGAAAGATGACCTTTCGGATTAGTTAGAGATTTTAAATATGAAGTAGATTTAGAACCCATAATATATTTATATAATATAATATATAGGTATTTTATCAAAAAAAAACACCATATATACATATGGTGTTTTTGAAGATTTTAAATTAGCCTAAACCAGCAGAGCCAGTAGCAAATTCGCCAATAGTACGAGCAACAACTTGTCCGACACCTTGTGCGATCGGAGTTTGAGTACAGTTATCCATTTGTATTGTTAGGGCAATAGTTACTGGATTACTATCACTGTAGGCAAGATTCTGATAGTTAGCTGTCTGAATGTAGCAGCCCACAACATCCCATGTTTCTAAAATAAACCCTGATCCGTCTAAGCCATTTCCACCGTCAAGAATTTCTATTAACATCTGAAATTTATAATTACTAGCGGCTGCTGCTGAACTTTGCTCTAAGAAGTCGAATTGCTTCTGAAGCTGAGCACCAACAGCTTTACTAATGTTTCCATTAGCATCGTCACGTAAATTAAGCGTCATTGTACTCCATGTATGCTTACCTGCATAATTAACTTTACTGTTATAAACTTCGATAGGTACATTCGTAAAGCTAACATTTGGTCTAGTAACATCAATAACTTGTTTTGTTAATTCGTTTAAAGCTTGTCCACCTGTTCCAAAGCTAATAAAGCTTACCCTAAAGCGATATTTCAGCTTAGGCATTAGCATACCCTGAGATGTTGCACTCTGGTTACTTGCTAATGGAACTGTAAATTTTGATAATGAAGCAATTGCCATTTATAATTCTCCTAAATTAGCCTAAGCTCGCAATTTCACCGGTATTCTTAATTCTCAATGGAATATAGATAAATTCAACAGCCTTTACTGGCTCAATTGCAACATCTAACCATAATTCATTGCGATCAATTCTACTTGGTGTATTATTTGACTCATCACAAACAACAATATAATCATATAAAGCTCTTTGTCCTACAAGTTCAACTAATAACGACTCTGCTGCTGCTTTTAGTTGATCTCTAGTAATCTTATCATTTGGTTCAAAAATGTAAGGTTTAGCTAAAATGTTTAATTGTCTTCTTAGATACACAATCAGTCTAGCAACATTTATACGATCTAATGCACTAGCTCCTCTTGCTCTTGTTTTTTGGCCATAACAAACTAATCCTGTTCCTGTTAGGAATGTAATAGGATTAACTTTTTGTTCATACAATGTATCTCTACGACCAGTGTTAAGAGCTACACTTCTAAATTCGCCTTCACTTGTTATATAGCCAACGGCAGTTGCATTTGTAATACCGCCTCTACGAACACCGGCTGGAGCGAACCAAGGATAAGCAACTTGATCATTTAACGCTATTGTTCGCAGCATCATATGACTTGGTGGCACAACAATATTGTTTCCGAAGTTATCACTTGTGAATCCCCATGGATAATACATTGCCATGTATTCATCAAAGCTTGCTGCACCAATATCGTTATCTTCGACAGCGATATCTTCGTTACTTGCCCATCTTAGTAAACTTGTGGCACTAGAGTCCAATCTTGCTGGACTATCGCCAACAACAAATCCTGTTAAAGCACGATCATAATTTAGTGTAATTAGTTCACCTATTAGTTCAGGATAACCTGGACAGGCTAATAAATTAAACACACGACGCTCTTCATCTCTAAGGTCTTCGTTGCTATTCACTGCTGCTTGTAGAGCCTTGACAACCACTTTTCTTTGAGCTTTGCGACCAAAGCTTCCAGAGCCGTTATCCTGGTTACTACTAATCGTTACCCAACGATGTGGATAGTAGTTACCCATTGGAAGATTATCACGCGGATTATCTGCTGTAGGATCGATATAGTCACGCTTAAACTGTTTAACATTAAATCCACTTCTTCTTAGGTTCCATAGTAACATACCTTTTGGATATAATGCAGGGTCCGGAGAATCTGGATCTAGAAAATCACTAGTAAGTAAATCTTCTATACTACTAGCTTCTGCTTCTGCACTATCACCAACGACTGTCCAACGAGCATCGCCGAATAATACGCCATCTTCAGTTGTTTGATCTGAAGTATCACGCTTTACCCAACGCTTCACAACTGGTAAATTTGTCAATGAAGCATTATATACATAAATTTGTGGGAAGTTTTCTAAATCGCTGGTATCAATCCAAATATCTCCATTTACTAATCCTGTTACATTGTCGGCCTGTGTCTCTGGAGCACTAGCACTAACTATAGGACCGTTAACCCCTGGATAAACATTTTTATAACCTTTCCATGTAATTCCATTATGTACCATAATGTCTACTTCATCAATAATACTGCTATACCAAATTTGTCCGTCATCAGGAATACGCTCGGGTGCTGATCCAGAAGCAGCATAGGCCAATGGTTCCCAATTGCTTGCAATATATTCGTTTACTGCATCCGGAGCATCATGTAAAAATCTTGTTTTACCTGTATTAATTGCACCTGGTTCATAATCAAATACATCAAAAATTAACGGTAATGGGCTAGATCCACCGCCATTATCAAAACGCATTTCTCCGCCATTTAGATGCTTAATGACTAAACGATTTTGTGAATCGACTTCTGCTTGTACAAATGTAAAACCTACATTGTTAATTGCTGCGGCTAAACTATCAGCATCAAGAACTGGTTCTGTTGAATCATCTGCTACAGTTGTGGCAGCAGTGAAGGAAACAACTTGTGAAGCGCTCATTGTTCCATCGAGTAGGCTTTCCTTCATACTAAAGGAATAAAGTGTACTGTCTGTAAAAGTAGTTGCTCTAATAGGATTACTTACAATTGTAGTAGGACCAGGAATTCCGCGCTTCCAAATCTTGAAGTTAACAATTGCAGGACTGGCTTCTGTATGATTAGTTTGAGCATATAATGCACCTGTTAGGATGTTTTGGCCGCCTCCGGTTTTATCTAAACCATAAACTGCTTTTTCACCGCTACTAAAAATTGGACAATCGACTCTTTCCCAAACTAATGTTGTGCTATTAAACCGCTGTACATAGATAAAAGCACCTGCATTTGGATTTGTTGTTTTTATCCAGACACTTCCTGTAGGTTTATTAGTTGCATCTGTTACTTTCCATTCAGGAACCTCTGTATGCGGACTCATTTGCAGTCCTAATGTGCCTCCACTCCATGCAGATGAACCTACTTCTACCCAGCCAGTACCAGATTTTTTGTAGTATAAGGCATGTTCATAAACATTTCCATGCGAAGTTGTAAGAGTAGATGTTGTATTATCCGTATCAACACTGACAATAGCATAATCTCCATTACTGCCTACAGCTGCTTTAGGAGCACCTGTTGAAGCATTAACTTTACTGGATTCTGTGATTATTAAAGGTGTTTTGCTGACAAATTTTTGTCCGCCTGATTGTACTGAAGAATTATCCCATTCGAAAATACCGAACTTTGTTAACCCTGTATGCAACCAGTGAGTACCACCTATTGGTGTACTGGAAGGCTCGTTAGCGGATGGTTCTAGTTGATTTAAATCAATGTCTGCTCTAACTACATAAACCCGATTGCTAACACCTAAAAAGCTATAGGCTGCTTGCAAACCATACTCATTAAGTTCTCCAGCATGTACCGGATTTCCACTTATATCTGTTTTAAATATTGGATCTCCAAATAGATCCGCAAGGTCTCTTTGGCTGGTTAATAAATAAATCTCTCCAGCATTAGCTTTTAGAGTACCCAATGCAACACCTGCACCGGATCCGTTAGTTTTGTTTTCAGCTGATGCCACTACAATTAATGGAACTGTACCAGGTTCAGCTGGTGTGTAAAATGACTCGTCAATAACTTTGACTTCTACGCCTGGTGAACTTAATGCCATCTTGGATTCTCCTAAGTGTTCTGTTCTAATATTATTTATAGTATTCCTTCAAAAAGAATCAGTTATAACCATTAGAAAAGGGAAGGAAAAGGGCAACTAAATAGTAAATTATGCGCCCTTTATGTATTTGTAAACAACGACCTGCTGCTGTAAACTACCATAAAGACGGTAAAGTTTACTATAGACGCCGGTGTGAAATATGTATACGGTATGGTGGTATAGGAAAAGGATACCCTAAATGGTATCAGGAAGGATATAGACCTAAACTAACCTGTGACAAATGTGGATTTAAAGGTAAACACAAAGATCAATTCAATGTGTTTCATGTTGACGGCAATTTAGATAATAATAGATTTGCTAATTTAAAGACAGTATGCGCGAATTGTCAAAGGATTCTACATCTTGAGAATTATCATTGGAGGAAGGGTCAACCTCAACCAGATTTTTAAGCTGACCGAACAAATGATCCATGCTGCCGTTGTTATCTATAATATGATCTATGTCGCCGCCGACCCAGCTTGTTTCACTGGAGTGGATATTTAATTCTGACATTCGTTGTTTACTAATTGCCCAACTCATGTTAGTAGGACCTTTGTTCATGTTGACAGCATCATCATACCAGTCAGGATCAGGACCTCTGCGAACTCTAACAACCAACCCTTTAGCATTGTGTATTGCTTGAATTTCATTTGGGAATCTTACATCACTAATAACAATATTATCTTTAGTTTTCCTCAGTTTATTTTCTAGACTGGCGATCCAGATATCATCGTGAAATCCCTGACGACAAACTTCAGTGCCCCAATATTGTAAAACCCAGCGTGGAGTAATTTGTCTACCTAGACGATTTGACCACCAAAAATCTACTTGATCACGCCAAGCACGACTTTCTGCTGTGCGTCCTTCTAATAGTGTTCGGTCCCAACCAAATACTGCTGCTACAGCATCTTTTAAAGTATTGGCGAAACTATCACGCCTAAATTCATGAAAGTTAACAAGATAATCTGCTGCGGTATCTTTACCGGATCCTATAAATCCAACGAAGCCAATAATCATAGTATCTCCTTAGTGAGACTATATTTTACGTAATTTATTCTATATTGTCAAGAATTATACACCATATTTGTTGAGTTTTGGCTTGGCTACCGGGCTTGTTTTATTCACGGTTTTGAGTTCTTGGCTTGGGCCTTTACCCACAATAGTCTTTCCTTTTATACCTTGATTTTTTTGAGCTTGGTTTACTATGTCTTCTTCCCCCTTACTGTACATCCATACAGCAGGAACATCTTTGGCAGGACCTTCTTTAGCTATGGGCTTGTCCGGAGCTCCTGCCATTGCAATTCCAAAACGATACATTCCATAATATTGGTCAATATCTCCGTATTGTTTAGCATGTGAGCCGGATTGTTTGATATTTTTTCCTAACTTCTTTTCTGCTTTTTCAACTAATATGTCCCTAACTTTCATAATTTAACCTATAATAAAAGTATATCCTGTTCCGCCAGGAATTAAATCAAACAATTCTTTTTCCAATTTTTCTATTTCTTCTTTCCCCGCAGATTTAAGATCACCACCGTTAAGTTGGCCGCCACCTTGAGGTCCAGCAATATTAGCAAATTTACTTCTCGCTTCGCCCAGCATCATTTTACAATTTGCTAAAGTATAATCTAATATCCATTGTTTTGCATACAAGTCATTGATTATAACAAAATCAGGTTTAAAATTTTGAACTCTTAACATAATTACTTCACCTTCTGAGAAAGGACGCTGTAATATTCTAAATGTTCTACTATGTTGAATCCATTGAAATTCAATAAAACTACCAAACATTTTACCTATCATTTCCTGATAACTGGCAAACATATAATATGTAGCTATGCCGCCTAACATAGTACTGTTTAATAGATAGGTGTTAGTATAGGCTAAATTAAAAGGTTCGAAATTAGTTCCCGTTCCTCCGCCTGTTCTACTACCCATTGTTCGTCTAAAACAACTTTGAACATTGGTGATTTCATCACTTAATTTATAATCGTTTTTATCTTTCTCTAGAGTAAGAAAACAATAACTTTCTTCTACGCTGTTACTACTACGCTGACGAAATTTAGCTAATGAACGATTAAGAGCAGTTTCATAATGTGCAGGATCTAATTCAACATCAATCATGCCATCACCTAACATTGTACGGCAATAATCGTAAACTTTCTGTCGTTCTTCCTGCGGATTGTCATTCATAAGGATCTCCCGTAATATTTATCTGGTAAATATATTACTATGCCGCGATTATCATTATACCGTCCAGAAAAAGGCAAGGATTATAGATTCTTGGATCGTAACATCTCAGAAATGTTTCAAGTAGGAGGAACAGACTTATACTTTCATAAGTATATAGGTCCTCTTAATACACCAGAAAATCAGTCCAGTCCCGAACAACCCCATTATGCAGAACAAAAAGAAACTAATATACAAGATTTATTATTTTTAGAAAATCGTGATAGAAAATACGATTCCAGTGTTTATGTAATGAGAGGTATCTATAATGTAGCTGACATTGATTTTAATTTAAGCCAATTTGGGTTATGGTTAGATAATGATACTCTTACAATAACTGTTCATATTAATGATACTATTAAACTTATAGGAAGAAAACCGCTTAGTGGTGATGTTGTTGAATTACCCCATTTAAGAGATGAATTTGCACTTAACGAATTTGATCTTGCTTTACCGAGGTTTTATGTTATTGAAGATGTAAATAGAGCTGCTGAAGGATTTAGTCGTACTTGGTATCCTCATTTATATCGTTTAAAATTAAAGAAAATAACAGATAGTCAACAATATGCAGATATACTAAGCAAACCGTCCAATACAGATGTGAATTTTGTGGGAGACTATTCAGCTACTGCTACTTATACTCAAGGTCAGATAATTCGTTATGAAGGCAAATTGTATAATGTACTGACTACTATTTCTGGTCAAGAACCTCCAGATAGCACATATTATACTTTATATGAATCGACTAGTTTACAGGATCTTTTAAGTACTCAAAATAAAGCTCTGGAAATTAACGACGCTATTATCGCAGAAGCAGAAGCCAATGCTCCTAAAAGTGGTTATGAAACTAGACAGTTTTTTACTTTACAGGCCAATGAAGAAGGACAACCTGCTTTAATTACAGCAGATGACACTATTCCGCCACCTGATGCAAGCTCTACTACTATGGATGCCAGTCGCATTATGGAACGACCGTTAAGAACAGGATATGCAGGTTACATGCTAGGTGACGGAGTACCTGACAATGGAGTTCAATTTGGTTTTGGGATAAGTTTTCCTCAAGGAGCTGTCGAAGGAGATTTCTTTTTGCGTACTGATTATAGCCCAAATCGTTTGTTTCGATATACCGGAAAACGTTGGATTAAGAGAGAAGATAATGTTAGACATACTTTAACTAATACTGATACAAGAAAAACTCGTAAGACTAGCTTCATTAATAATACAAATACAGCTGACATCGGTGGTGATGTTGTGGAAGAACGACAACCTATCAGTAAAGCATTTAAACCTAAGGCAGATTTATAATGCAATTTTTCTATGACGGTCAAATAAGACGATATATTACACAGATTATTAGAATATTAAGTAATTTTGTAGTAAGATCAGGAGATGGAACTCTAACAAGAGTGCCTGTGATGTACGGGGATCCTGATCGACAAGCAGCTAATATAGTTAATCAAAACAGTGAAAATACTATTCCTAGTGTTCCAAGAATAGCAGTTTATATTACCGACTATGATTTAAATCGTAATAGAATTCAAGAACCTACTTTTATTAGTAAGATGCATATAAGAGAAAGAGCTGTAGAAATAGATCAGTATGGAAATGAGTATTACACCAGTGAACAAGGAAAGCAATTTACAGTTGAAAGAATGATGCCTACACCATTTGATCTCACAGTTAAAGCAGACATTTGGGCTTCTAACACAGAACAAAAATTACAGATATTAGAACAAATTTTAGTTTTATTCAATCCTAGTTTGGAAATTCAAACTACTGATAATTTTATAGATTGGACTAGTCTAAGTGTATTAGAATTAGAAGATGTTAATTTTAGTAGTAGATCAGTGCCTATAGGAACGAATAGTACAATAGACGTAGCCAGTATTACTCTTAAAACTCCAACATGGCTCAGTCCTCCCGTTAAAGTTAAAAAGCTCGGTGTTGTAACTAGTGTTATTACTAATTTGTACACAGGAGTAGATCCAGGAATTGGAGATTATTTAGAAGGGTATGGTATCGACCCTGCTGCCTATGAGATGGGCTTAACAAATTATGAGTTCACAACAACCACAACTATAGGAAATTTTGAAATAAATGTTTCCCCTGAAGGAATACGAATGTTTAGTAAAGCAAAAGGAGAGGATGATAATATTCCGTGGACTACTTTGCTAACTCAGATTCCTGGAGAATTCAAAGCAGGACTAAGTAAAATTTTCTTAACACAGGTAAATGGTGTAGTGGTAGGAACACTGAGTTTCAATCCGTTGGATCCTACTTTACTAAGCGTTATATGGGATCCGGATACTTTTTCTAGTAATTCTTTATTGGATGATTATGGTAATATACAAGGAATAGATGTCGATTATGATGTTGCAACAGGCAAGGGCACATTTGATGCTATCATTAACCCGCAAACTTTTAATCCTAAAAGGCCTAACGGGGAACATACTGATCAAATTATTACTACAGGAACAAGATACTTACTGGTAGATAATTGCGGAGGTGGAGTACGCGAAACTTTTTCAGCACCACGAACTTCCAAAATTATTAATACTGGTGAACAATTTAATCTTATAAATCATAGTAAACTATTTGTAAACGGATCAATAACTAGTCATATATTAGATAATGTTAACGGTATTTGTCATATAAAAACCGCTGTTTCAATTAGTAAAAACAGCATTGTTACATATATTTTAAATTACAACCAAGATGGACCAGATGCTTGGAAAAACGCTAATGGGGATGATACTATTGCATATGCTAACGACATTATTATGTGGACCGGTTCCGAGTGGAGAGTGATATTTCAAGCTCAGGATAGAACCGATGCTATAGTTTATCAAACTAATTATTATACAGGAACTCAGTATAAATGGAATGGTATAAATTGGGAAAAATCATTTGAAGGGGACTATGACAGAGGAAACTGGCGTTTACAACTCTAAACAAATTACTTGCTCAGGTGCAATTATATGTGCCAAAGAAACAAGACGAGTTCTACTACTACAAAAAACTTCGGGAAAACATAAAGGCACTTGGGGACTAGTAGGAGGAACTCATAAAAGTGATGAAAATAAATTACAAGGTCTACATAGAGAGATAGAAGAAGAAATTTCTTTCATTCCAGATTTAACAAAAATTATTCCGTTAGAAAAATTTGTAAGTAATGATAGTTTGTTTAATTTTTCTACTTATTTTTGTGTAGTTCAAAATGAATTTATTCCTATATTAAGTCAAGAACATTCAGCATGGGGTTGGTTTGATTTAAATAGTTTACCTAAACCTTTACATAGAGCTTTAGAACTAAGTTTAAAAAATAAAATTATTCAGACTAAGATTTCGACCATTATAGAAATTATAGATGCTTTGTGAGAATTTAAAATGAGTTTATCAATAGAAAAAAGTGATGTATTTCAAAAAGAATATTCTTCTTGGAACATGAAATTAGAAAAAATACAAAATGAATCGATTAAAAAAGAATTAACAGGACTGCTCAACAGTCTAGTAAAAACAGTCAGACTATTAGATACCTGTCACAATGATCTAGGAACTGCTAATCGTATTAGTGCAAATGCCTTAGAATTTAGACAGTCTATATACGAATTAAGAACTAATATTCATAAGAAATTTCAAGAGGTTGAAGCAGTAGAAGGTCCATTATAAATCATTTCTAAATACTGATAATGATTAGGAAAACAGTCAATTTCCATATTAGTCCTAACTTTTAACATTTCTTTTTGAATATTATAATAATCTATATCAGTTATATTTCTTTTTTCATTTAGATATTGCCCACAGGCATTTATTACTTGAAACCATTGCCCACTATGAAACATAGTGAAATTATATTCTTTAAATAATTCTTCTGGAGGGGTTGGTATAAAATTCCTAAGTATTTCTTTGATAAATTCGGGCATAGGAACATCGTCAAAATATTTCCAAAAATCTGTATCTTTTTTCGAATTAGTTTTATAATGAATATGTATAAAAGCCAATATCTCTCTGAATAAATCACTGTATAAATCGTTTATACTATCTTTTAGAGCATCACAAAACTCTAAATTAAAACTCTTTAGGTATGAAACCAACATTTCTAAAGATTTAGTAGTAAATGTAATGCCAGTAGCTTCTAACGGTTCGACGAACCCTCCGCTTAGACCAACAGCTATGACATTTTTATAACAAATTTGCTCTTTATAACCGGTTTTCATATCTAAATGAATTACATCCGTAGTATAATCGTTAACACTTTGTCTAAACTCTAATTCAGCTTGATCCTTAGTAATGAAGCTTGAACTATATACATAGCCATTTCCAATTCTTCCAAAGGTAGGAATAGTCCATTTCCATCCGCTATTCATCGCTGTTGACTTAGTGTAAGGATGACATTCATTATAAGGATTCTTGTAGTTTGTAGGCATAGCTATAGCTTTGTCGCATGGCAATAAACTATCAATCTTTAAATGTTTTATTCCTAAGTATTTTTCTAATAATAATGATTTAAATCCGGTACAGTCGAGATATAAATCAGACTTTACTGTTTGAGTTTCTAAAATAATCCCATCGATTCCCTGATGTGTCACTTTTACATCAACTATTTCTCCATCAATGTAATTAATCTTATCTTTAACTTTATCTTGTAAAGATTTAACAATTTTTATAGCATTGAAATGAACAGCTTCTGAAGATTGAACTTTTGAACCAACTACAAAATCTAAATCCTTTGAAAATTTAGGACTTTTATTAGCCTTAGCTAATCTATAGGCGGGTAGCCAATCATAATACTCATTAGGATTTATACCTACCCAATAATTATGTACTAGCCTGCTTGGAGATACTATGTGTGTCAAAGTACTATCGTTGTCGACAAAAAAAGAATCTTTTTGCCATCCTATAAATTCTACTCCTAGTTTGTAAGTGGCATCACTACTTTTCATCCAATCTTCAGGATTTAGGCCGCAATTCCTTAAGAAAGTAGTGGTGTAAGGTTGAGTTCCTTCTCCTACACCAATTGTTCCAATTTTAGTGCTTTCTATCAAAGTAACATTTAAGCTGGGTAGATTATGATTAATATAACAAGCAGCAAGCCAACCACTGGTTCCACCGCCAACTATACAGACAGATTGAACCCTCATTTTAATTAAAACTTGTTGTGCCAGCAGTGCCTACACCGTAATTAAATTTTTCATCACCGTGATAATCAACATTAAAAGTTTGTCGTAATCCTGGACCTTGTGGATATACTCCATGTAGCATAAAACTTGGAAAAATTATAAGCATTCCTTCATGAGGAGTAATATGCATTACCCTAGTCCCAGGAATAGATATTTCACTATAACTTCCTCCATCCATGATAAAATACACTGATCCGGTTGTATAAGGAGGATCGTTATCATTTTTTTTAGGAACAGCAGTGTAAGTTATAGTGCTAATAGACCCCGGACCATGCTCGTGTACAGTATGCCAGCTACCTTGTTCTCCTTTTACTGTCCAGGCACTCTTAGCATAGAGTCTGTTCCAACTAAATGGCATTATACCGTGATGAATTAATTCTTTTTGTACAACCATTGCATACTTTTCTTTTATGGTGTCCCACTGTTGAGGATACGTATGATCATTACTTGGCATCCAAGTCGGTGGTATAATGTAATGTTGTTTAGAATTTATTCCTTTAGCACTGGTAAATTCTGCATAATTTTGTTTGTCAACATCTTCTAGCATTTCTTTTATATCAGAAATATTGTCTATCTGTGTTATAATTAACCAGTTTTTTCCTTGGCGAAAAATTTGTGTCATACAGTCTCCGGATTATCCATCAGCCATTGTAATGCTTGTCTATGACTAAATGCCTTGCCTTTAGAAATTCTTAGTTCTATATCTTGTAGCATATTTTTGTAGTTTATACCTATAGAGTCTTGGACATGCTTAGGTTGTCTTAGTAACTCTTTCATTGCAATTTCCTTACTGATAAGTCCTAGACCATGTAAAACAACTATATAGTTAGATTCTTTAAACATCACTGTTCGACTAGGAAACTCACTTACACTAGGAAATTTATTTTTCCATATCTCAAGTTTTTCTTCTAAAGATGGAAATTTAGGCAAATTTTTTACACTTTTCCAAAAATCAGTATCTTCACGAGGAGTCATATAGTGAAGTTGAACAAATTCTACGATATTTTCTAGCAGTTCGTCGGATAATTTATTAAAAGTTCTTTGAGCATAGTCTATTGTAGAACCTGGTATATAAGATGAAATAGCAGTTGAAAAATAATATGCTTGTTGAATACTAGATCCAATACTACTTGCTTCTAATGGTTCAATAAAACTACAACTCAGACCTATTGCACAGCAATTTTTTACCCAGGATTTTTCTAAACATCCCGCATCAAATTTAATTTTTTTAGCTATTTCAACTTTTTGACCATATAATTTCTCTACTTCTAATTGCGCTTGATCAAAATCCATAAATGAATCTTGAAATACATATCCATTGCCGAATCTTTCTTGAGTGGGAATTCTCCATAACCATCCGCTATCCATGGCTTTTGATAATGTCCAACTAGGAATGTCATCTTTCTTTTCAGTTGGAAAAGCTATCGCACTATTCATTGGCAAATATTTGTTGTAGCTTCTCCAAGGAACACCCATTGCTTTATGTAATAATAATCTATGAAATCCTGTGCTATCAATATAAAATTGATATTTTAATTTATTACCTTCTTGATCAATAAGATAGTCAACAGCTCCTGTTTCATCTAATTTAACTTGTTCTATTTCAGCACGAATAACTCCAATATCTCTTTCTTGACAAATAGTATGCAAATAATTATTAAGTTTAAAAGTATTAAAATGAAACTGGTTTACTCCCCAGAACGGTTCAAGATGAAGGTTTTGTTCTATATAAGGCATGACAAGACTTTTCGGACCTAGTCCTTCGCTTATTGGATATACATACATTATTTTACTGTGTGTTTGTGTTTCCACATTCATATTACCTGAAACATTATGTATATAATTTGTTCCATCTCCGAGCCAATTTGAAAAATTAATTCCGTATTTAAATGTACAATCTGTATGGGTAATTAATTCTGACATACTGATACGGCAATCACCTGTAAAATTTGCCCAATGTTCTGTGCTACCTTCACCTACACCTACAATACCAATTTTTTCAGATTCGATTAAATCGATTTTTAAATTAGGATGAGTTTTCCTAAGAATTAAGGCGGTGACTAAACCTGCTGTTCCACCGCCTACAATAGCGATATTATCTAATAGCATTTGGGTTCTCCGAAAGATCTGATGGCCGTGGGTTATGAGGAATTTTACAAGTGTGCAAAGTTGATTCTGCCATAAAAATTTCATTTACTAAATCAAAGTGTCTCTGTAAAGTAAATGCTAGTCCTATAGTTTTCCAATGCTGTTTCCAGGCAGGATCGGTATTTGGCATTAAGTCATATTTGTATTCATATATACAAACAGTTTCGGATAAGTTTTTAATTTTTTCTATGAAACTAGCTGGTTGTTCTATTATTTCAAGGCCTGCCGACACAACAATAGTATCAAATCCACTAATCTTTTCTAGATCAAAATCGGAATTAAAGTCTATTTTAACATCCGATTTATCTTCGATTCCTGCTGTCTTATAATTGGTAAAATTATTATATTTGTCTAACCGTTCTTCATTAAATGCGACATGAAGTATAGTTTGATCTGAGCTTAAAAGTTTTGATAAAACTTCAATGTGATTCATCTATAATCCTTTCTAATATATAGCAAGAACTATAGATGAAGTTGCTAGAAGTGATTATACAGGAACATATTCTTCAATTATCATCTGACCTGGGCAGTCATAAGCATTACCGCCGCCGTCCCAGTATTGAGTATGCCATAAATGAGCATTATGACTTCCTTCATTATAACTACGACATTTAAACCCTATTCTTCCATATGCTTCTGCTCCCCAACTAGGAACATCATATTGTATTGTATTAGTATTCTCTACGTGATGACCGCCTCGTGTAAACCGTCCAATTTCAACTTCGTCAAGATAAAAAATATAGTGCATGATCATATGTTGTCCCGCGCCGTACTGACGAGTGAATATGTTATAGCTAGCTCTTATCCGTGTATCACCTCGAATTGGTCTATAATCCATGTAAGCGCCAGGAACCCAATAATAGGCATTATTTCCTCTCCACCATCCGCTACGATGTATATAATTCGTTCTCTGAACTATTCGTCTTTTAAAATGATCTGCTGTTATACTAAATGTATTGCCTTCATTAGTAAGTGTATCAACTTGTAAAATGCCGGTCATGCTGCTGTCCACTCCTCTACGCTAACCCAACTAGGAACACCTCTAGTACTATCTGCTCCGTCTATAAATCGTCTTGCATTGTAATGAATGCTGTGATTACTGTCGGTATATTGTCTAGTAGTATAGCCCATTGCGCCTGTTTTACCGGCACCCCAACTTGGCACTTCCCATCGCCGTATAGACCCTTGTTCATTATGATCATTACTTACACTATGCCTTGCAAATTCTAGACCGTTGGCATAAAATATCCAGTGGCTTATACTATGGGCGGCACCCCTATGTCCCAACGGACACATCCATGTATAAATGAGATAACTGTTACTGTATAAAGGAGTAATGCTTAACCAACTTCCTGGAACTTCATAGTAATTGTTACCCGGATTCCAAGCACCACCTTTAAACCAACGAGTAGTTCTTTGTATAAGTCGTCTATTAAAGTTTTTTGTACTAAGATTTACTGAATTTGCAGTATTTCTAACAGTATTAACTATTAAAGTTCCGGTCATATTAGGGCTTTGGGTAATCTTGTTTTATCTGTTCTCGTCTAGCCTGCAATTCATTGGCCATCTCTGGGCGATTTTCTACTACTTTTTCCCATAGAGCAACAATCATATCATCTCTGCTGGGGTACCTACCAGGCATACTACGAGCTTCGGCAACTTTTCTCAATGCTACCTGATCTTTAATAGTTTCCCATTTTGCTGTGAGTTCTTCGACAGAAGGTTTAGGTTCAACTTCCATCCATGTAATATCGTCATACCTTGGACCTCTTACTCCATATTGACGGCCGGCATAGAATTTATGCATAACTTCACCGAAATCAACTTCATCAGTCATTCTATTCTCCTTATTCCTTTATTTACCTTGCTGTAATTGTTTGTCTTGTAGCATCGCCTACTGCTGTTGGTTCTCCTGCTCCTAGGTACTCTTCTACTATTAGTTGTCCACGAGAATTTTGAGCACTACGACCACCACCGTCCCAATAATATGTAGTATATAACCTAACTTCATGGTTATCATTTGAATATGATCTTACTTGATAACCTATACGGCCGGCACTGGTTCCCCAACTAGGAACATCCCATTGAATAATATTACCATCTTCTATATGAACACCCGATTGACTATGCCAATAATACAAAATATTATTAACGAAAAACCTCCAGTGACTGATACCATGACTAGCGACTACCCATGCATGGGGCACTCTCCACATGAAATGAATTCTAGATTCTGCGCTTCTTGGAGTAAAATCTACAAATCCTCCTGGAACCCAGGTACTGGTATTATCCGGGTTCCATTCACCACCGGTATAAGTATTTTCATATCTTTGTATAACGCGAGCTGTTAATTCTTCCAAAGGCACAACTATGGTACCTAATCTGTTAGAAATAGCATTTAGTCTAAGTGTACCCATTAGTAAAGTAACTCCTCAATTATCATGTGTCCCCGAGAATTTTGAGCACTACGACCACCACCGTCCCAATGATATGTAGTATATAACCTAACTTCATGGTTATCATTTGCATGTGATCTGTGCTGAAGACCAATGCGACCAGAGCTTGTGCCCCAACTAGGAACTTCAAACTGATAGGTTTTACCGTTTTCAATATGAGTTCCGCTTTCACTCCAGTTATAGTATAAAATATTATTAGCATAAAAATACCAATTACTAATAGCATGACTAGCGACTACCCATGCATGGGGAATTCTACAAGTGAATTTTATTCTGCTGTCTGCTCGTCGAGGAGTCATATCATAAAAGGCACCTGGTATCCATGTATATGTATTATCAGGATTCCATTCTCCCCCAGTATATTGTGCTTGATAACATTGTATCACTCTTTGTTTAAGTTCTCGTGCAGGAATATTCACTGTGCCTGCTACATCTCGTAATGTTTCAACTGTTAAGGTTCCCATTATACACCTACCAAATATTCTTCTATTACGAGCTGTCCAATACATACCTGGGCGCTGGCGCCGCCGTCCCAGTATTGAGTCGTATATACTCTTACTTCATGATTATCATCTGCATAGGATCTGTTCTGATAGCCTATACGACCAGTACTAGTTCCCCAACTGGTAAAATCCCAAATATAGGTACTCATATCTTCGAGATGATTTCCGCTAATACTATGCCTACCAATTTCCACACTGTTAGCATAAAATACCCAATGACTTATTCCAAGAGCGTTGCCACTATTTCGCGAATATGGAATATGGCAATAAGTTCTAATTCTACTACTGGCACTAGCCGGAGTATAATCAAAAAACATTCCAGGGATCCATTGGTAAGTGGTTGTTGGATTCCATTGTCCGCCATTATAAGTTTGACGATAACTTTTGATTACTCTATGACTCAATTCAGTTAAAGGAATCTGAGTTCTAGTTTCATCGACTGTTAAATTATCTACTATTATAGTACTCATGGTATTGCAAAATATTCCTCTATTCTGAATTCAGCCATGGCATTTTGATTGCTGCCACCGCCGTCCCAATGATGTGTTCCATGGATTCGTGGCTGGTTACTGCCGGAATAGGCTCTCATTTGATAACCAATACGGCCGGCACTGGTTCCCCAACTAGCGAAATCCCAAACATAGGTATGTCTATGTTCTGGGCTTTGTCCGGCTATGCTATGTCTTCCTATCTCAGTTCCATTAGCATAAAAAATACAATGACAGATTGCATGTCCACTAGCATGACTATAGCTAAAACAAATAGTGGTTCTAATTCTACTACTGGCACTGGCCGGAGTATAATCAAAAAACATTCCAGGAGCCCAATCATACGCTGTACTAGGGTTCCAAGATCCGGCATTGTATGTAGACCTATAATCTTTTATAGTTCTTTGTCGAAGTTCACTTAAAGGAATTGTAAACTCCGATGTAACGCCTTGAATGTTATCAACTCTTATTGTGCTCATCTAAGATGCCTATATCTTGCATGTCCCGCAGGTTCACCATCTGGTCTTATGGGCCAATCTACACCTAACAATTCTCCTGATTCTAATCTAGGAGTAGCTGTTTTTGTAATATCTGCCAATGCTTGAAAATAGTCACGCCATTCTTGAGAAATTTCTTCACCTGTTCTCATGGCTCTAATTACTACCCAATCTACTTCTCTCATTCTAGCATCACGAACTCTTCTTAGCACTCTCATTGGAGCAGCTGATAGTAATTCTTCGGCTTTTGCTAGGATCGCTTCATCAGTAGGTCTTAACGTGGGGTCTGATTCCCAAACAAGTCCTTCTAGTCCATCACCCTCTATTCTCCATGTTGCATTAGGCTGTAAAGCATGGATAGCATCCGGTATGGGTAAAATTCTTCTACTTGAATTCCTTACTTCAGTCATGTTCTAATTCCTTCATACTATTTATGATGCTATTTCTTGAGCAATAGCAAAACTTACTCCTTGTTCGTAGGCGTCTGCACCATTTTGATAATTGGTAAATGTGCAATTTAGTGTAAATGTTTGATTGCTACCTCCAGAACTTTTCACAGCCAGGCTATAAGTAACCCATTCTGTTGTACCTGGACGATCTACCCAAGGAACTTGAATATAATGTGGTGTACTATCATTGTTATTATCATATATAGAAACACCGATTCCCTGTTGTCTACTTGCCCCGTAAAAACCTATTACGCTAGCATCAGGTTGTGCTACTCCTACCATATTCATATCTCGTAATATAGTATACACTGTATCCTGTCCGGCTTCATAAAAAACATTAAATTCTACAAAGATAAAACTATCTGCACTCATAGGACGAATGCTTACATCTAGTGGTCTTATAATTACTCCACCTTCGTGCACACCTTCTGCAAATATGTCCGCTCTCATTCCACCGTCGTTATTAGGTATTGAATAATATAGTCTTTCCATAGACACTGTATGTCTTACTTGAACTATATGGCCAGGAGCATATATTCTGTTAGGATGATTTACCCTTACTGGTCCGGTGATTGTATCAACTTTTAAAGTGCTCATCCTGCAATCTCCCTTGCAAATCCCCAACTATGACCTACTTCGTTTCCGTCGGTGCCAACATTTCCAATTGGTCTATTGAAAGCAAATGTATGTGTACCACTACTACTACTTCTTACTGCTAAACTATAAGTTCTTGCTGCGGTATTCAAAGCAGGATCAAACCAATTAACAGTGCTAATCAAAGGAGTACTACTGTCATCGCCAGCATAATTAGGAGCTAGAATTCCTGACCACCTAACATTGCCTCTTAGTGTGTTATACCCTATTAAATTTCCATCCTTATGAACTAAAAACATATTATCTTGTTGTAATTCATAAAATATTGTCCATCTTAACCATATAACACTATCGGCTCTTACTGGTGTTATAGTTAAATTCAATTGTGTAATTGCTACTCCATTTCCGCTAGGACTTGATGTATAAGTTGTTCTGACACTTGAACTTGCTTGTACATATTGAATAATAGTTCCTTGTTGTATGAGGCCATTATTTACAGTTAGTTGCGTTCCAGTGGACGGAGCCAGTCCACCTACTGTAACAGTCATACCGCAATCTCCTGTAAAATACACCAGCTTACTCCGCCTTCGTGATCATCTTGAAAGGCACCCCAGGCACGATTAATTCTAATATCATAATTTGTACCAGTGCTGCTTCTAGACCCTAAACTATATGTATGAGGACCCACACTTCCTGGTTGATCAACCCAGCACATGTGTTCGTAAGCAGGAGTACTACTTAAATCATGCTGATGAGAATATTGACCAACACCTATACCGCTCCAACGAACATTACCTACTTCTGTATTATATCCTATTACAGTATTATTTCTCTTAGCTTGGAATGTTACATCATGATGACATTCATAAAACAACCACCATTGACAAATTACTCTGCTATTAGCTCTTTTAAGGGTTATAATAGTATTCAAACCTGTAATATCTCTACTATTATTGTCATTATAACTGTTATAGGTAGCATGATTGTCCATCTTTGTCCATACTGTTTGAATACAATGTCCTGGGGCATATAGTATACTTCCTCTAGGGAACCCTATAAGATGATTCCCGTCTTGCCTGCCAGCCAGTTCGTCTACTACCAGTGTACTCATTAAACTATACTCCAGTCACCGTTAACTGTAACAGTTTGTCCACTAGCAATTGTGATAGGTCCTGCGCTCATTCCATTAGTTCCTGATGGAATTGTGATTGTTTCATTAATGGTACTAGAGTTAGTTCTAATTATGGCATTAGTTCCTAGTGTAGGCTGTAGTGTTCCTAGAGAACTTTGAGTAACTACCGTAGAACTGTTCATTACAATATTTCCGCCTACATTTAGGCCTCCGCTTATACCTACTCCACCTGTTACTACCAGTGTTCCTGTAGTCGTAGAGGTAGAAGTTACATTATCAGACATCAAAACACTGGCTGTTGCCTTAGTTGCATTAGTGGTGCCGTTGATAGTTAGTGTGCCGCTAGCACCGCTACTTCCTGTAACTGTTGGATGTTGTCCAATACTGCTGATTAATCTATTTTCGCTAGGGATAAATGTTAATCCAGTATCAACTCGCATGGTACTTTGAGCACCGGTAGGAGCACTACCCTCTGTGGGTGTACTAGTTCCGAAATATAAAAAATGCGTATTTGAGTTAGATCCTGCGTCGCTAACTGTCAAAGCTGCTGTAGGAACTGCTTGCCAACTTGTTACTCCGCTGCCGTCTGTTTGCAAAAAAGCACCAACAGCACCATTGCTATTAGGTAATTGAAAAGTAGTATTCGCACCTAAATTACTAATAGCTTTTACTGCGCTGTAGAAAGTATTGGCAGTATTATACGCCCTCATTTCACCGTTAGTTCTAAGTTGAAGTCCGCCTAGAAATTGAACAGTACCAGTTCCGTTAGGATCAATAATAATATCTTGATTAGTTACTGCTGTAGTCAAGGTATTTTGACCGGATGCATAAATCGAGCCTAACCCTGCTCCACTTCCTGCCACACCTGTGCTTATTTGTCGTCCCATAATTTATCCTTCTTAGACTGTTGTTGTTTCTATGCCCATGATTACCACACTCAAACCTAATCCAGTGCCTGCACCTCTCACACTGATATATTTCCCAGAATCTAGCACTAGACCGGTTCTTTCAAGCACACCATTTGCCAATATTTGTGAATCGTATTCTAAAAATTCTCCATCTGTTGGGGCAGTAGGAGCAATTGTATTAGTAACTGCTAGTCTTATACTTGCAACATTTGTACTGCTTCTATTCGCAATGCTCACTGTTACTACACTGAATGTATTAGCCGGTACCTGATATGGAGTATAGTAGGTATTCGCTGTTGTAATATCTTGGATTCCCAATCTTCCTGTAGCCATTTAAATCTCCGTTAATTGTTTAAGAAATAATTCCAGGCTATCGGTAACCCTTTAACCCCGCCTGTAAAATTAAAGTTAGCCTTCATTGTAATTGCCTGTCCTGTTGTAGTCGAAATAGTAGTTCCTGCAATTTCAATAAATCCTGCTACTACACTATTTACGTTAATCGAAGCGCCACCACCACCGATTTGTGCAGCAATATATGATCTAATTGCTCGCTGAGTTGGCACGACACTATCACTGTTTGCTGTAAAGAACGGATCTGTGCTAAATTCAGTAATAGTAGCACTTGTTCCTCCTAATGTCACAGCACCAAGTGTAAGTTCACTAAGCCCTGCAATATTAAATGCATCTGCATTCAATGTAGCAACACCAGTGCTTTGTTCAATAGTGAATAGTTCACCTACTCTAAAATTACCATCTTGATCAGTACTTGTATAGAATACACGACCACCATTATTATCAACAGTTTCATTAGCTTGGCTTGGAACTTGGCTTGGAACACCAGGATAATTAGTTTCTGCAAAACTTCCTGTACCTATATCTAAGAAATCATGTCCTGTCAAACGAACTTGACTATATCTGATTCTAGTCACTGCTCCTGTACCGTCTTCTGGAGAATCATATAAGGTTAGATCTGGACTTATTTGTAAGAAAGCTTTAATAGAACCATCATTAACTCCTTGTAAACTTAATACTTGAACAAGTTTATATGTCCTGTTTGGTAAGTTAGAAAATACGACATTAGCACCTGCCTGAGGAGTTCCAGTTAACCTTCTAACTGCTATAAACTTTCCGCTTTGGTAGTTGTTAGCATAACCGTCACCTGTGTCAATACTTACAATTACATTGTTATAACCAGTTCCTCTATTTCTAAAACTTGGCTGTGCGATTACTCCGTTACCTACTCTCACTGTGAATGGAGCTTCATAAATGTTATTAGGGTCAGTGATAGTCATGACAGGAACACTACCATAACTAGATCCTGGTTCTATTATTCGTATATCATAGATTTTTTCATCTTGCACATAACATCTAGCTTTAGTTCTACATCCTAAAACTGCTCTACTTGCAGCACTAGTGCTTGCACTAGGAACTACTACCCAACACGGAACTGCTGTTGGATTTCCGTGAACTGCTTTTTTAAATCCTGTCCCACTTGCTCTTGTAAGTATTCTGTCAGTCCAGTTTATACCATCTTCTGAACTTGAAGCAGTATTAGTATTGTTGACAGCTAAAAATACTCCTTGTCCGTAACTTATATTAGTATAACTTGCACTCTCGCTTAGAGTAACACTGACCCAATTGACTCCACCGTCAATAGTGTAAGCAGCAGTTGTTCCTGTATCTGCACTTATTGCTATAAATCTATTATTTCCATATGCAATTCTGGTCCATTGATTTGTACCCACATTGGGTAGTTGGCCGCCAGCAGTCCATGTTGTTCCTCCATCTGTGCTATAAGCACTATTTCTAGAACCGTTAGCTATAGCTACCCATTTACCTTGTCCGTATGTTACAGCACTCCAATTAGAAGCAGTAGGCATTACACCTCCTGTTTGCCATGCTCCTACACCTCCAGTAGTGCTCCAGTTTGTTTGAGTAGTTCCAGATTTTACTACTACCCATCTTCCTGCGCCATTAGCTAATTTTCCATAAGCAATTGCAGTATTGGTAGTAGCAGCACCTGTTAGACTCTGCCCTGCTGTCCAACTTACTCCTCCGTCTTTGCTGTAAGCAGTTGCATTGCTACCATTGGCTATAGCCACAGTTAATTTTTCAAAAGCTGTAGCAGTACCTGTACCTGTACCTGTACCTGTTGCTATAAAGTAATCTCCAAGTTTGACTTGTAGGTTAGTTGCTGCTGGATGCCCTATTAGTGTCCATTGTGTAGTTGCAAGAGCAGTAATTTTATAACTCCGTCCTACTACAAAAGATCCTGCTTGAGTCGGAGTTGTTTCGATCACTTCACCGGTTGCCATTGCAGTCCATGTCAAACTACTAGGTAATACACCAGTTCTAGTAACCCAATTAATTCCATCAGATGAAGTTATAGGAGTTTGGCCTGTGTTAGGTAAAGCAATAAAATTTCCTGTTAAAGCATTACCTACATATTCAAACTCGATTATTGAACCATTAGTACTGTTTACTGTAGTTAAAGTTATTGTGATGTCATGTACTCCTGTTACACCTCCAACATCTGCACCAACAATAGTAATAGTATCTAATCTAGCATAATTTATTCCAAGATAACCTGGAATTAAAGTTAGTGAGCTATACTTTCCGGCACGCTTTACAACTACAAATCTTGCTCCTGAACCACCTCCGTTACTTGTTCCAGTAATTGGATAAAAGACTCTAAATGTTTCTGCCCATACTGTATCATTATAAATTTGAGCATTTGATAATGTCATATTGACGCTTGTATAGCTAGGACTTGCAAAGCTTATTCTTGGTTCGATAGTGTAACTTGAACTTGCGTCAGGCGCAACTATTGTAGTTCCTGGTACCCAATGATCCCAGCCTGCTGTTCCATCACTTTCTTTTATGATAGTTAAATCTTTAGTACCAATATTATAAGCAGTAATTTGAGCATATTGTCCTGCTCCGGAACCTGATGTAATCACAATTCTCATACCAACATAAGCAGCAGCAATTTCGGCATCGACAGCAGCAATTTTTATTCCTGTAGTAGTTCCTGATTGTGCCACATTACTGTTAGTGAGATATCCAAATCCTCCAAAATTACCAAGTGCCTCTGGAGC